GCTGGCCAACGCCGAGAGCTACCACACCCAGTGGGTAACCGGTCAGCGCATCAACGGCACCACCGCCCGCCAGATGGAGCGCACCGAGGCAAACGTCTCCGCTGCCGAGCAAGCCGCGCAAATGGTCTTGGCCAAGCGTCAAGGAGGAGAGCGCAATGAATACCTCTGAAATGAACGATCAGCAGGTTGCCGGGCTCGCTGCTGCGATCTGCGCCACCGCTGAAGCCATGGGTCAGGAAATGAATCCAGGTACTGCGGCAATGATGGCCGAAGATCTCTGCGCCTACTCGGTGCCGACCGTGAAGGCTGCCCTGAAGGCCTGCCGCTTCGAAGTGAAGGGCAAGCTGGCGATGGCCGACATTCTCCAACGCGTTCAGGCCGCCGACGGCCGCCCGGGTAAGGACGAAGCCTGGGCGATCGCAATGACCACGAACGACGAGTTCGAAACCGTGGTTCTGACTGACGAAATTCAACTCGCGCTGGCCGCTGCAAAACCTGTCCTCGATGCCGGCGATAAGGTAGGTGCGCGCATGGCATTCAACAGCGCCTATGAGCGACTGGTCGGCCAGGCCCGAGAGGACAACAAGCAGGTCAACTGGCACGTGTCCGTCGGTTTTGACGCCAATCGCCGCACACAGGCGATCACCAAAGCTGTGCAGATGCACCGGATCCCGCAAGAGCGCGGCCAGCAGTACCTGGCCGACTTGAGTGTCGCGCCGGTCACTGAAGACGGCAGGGCGGTTGCGGCTCTGCTCACCGGTGAAGTGGCGCGGCCTTCGCCAAAACTGCGGGAAAAGCTCGCAGCGGTGAAGGACTCGATGCTCGCCATGCGGAAAGCCTCGGCCGAGGAAAAAACAGAACTGCGAATTCTGGCAGCCAACGAGCTGGCGGATCGCCGGGCGCTGCTGATTCAGCAGGCCGAACAATTGAAAGCAAGGAGCGCGGCTCAATGACCGAATTCAAAAACTTCCACCGCAGCCTCTGCGAGCGCTTCGGCTATTTCCATGACGAGATCGACTGGCAGCGTGATCTGGTTTCGCTGGAAGAACACATCGCCACGCAGCTCAGCCACGTCAACGCGGAGAACGCTGCGTTACGCGGGCAGGTTGAGGCATTGCAGCGCGCTGCCGGCCAGCTCCAGGAGCAGGTAGAGGCTCTGAGCCTGAAGGTGACGCCATGAATCCCGAGTACACAATCCGCGACCGAAGCGACGTCAACCGCCTCGCCGGCATGTTGCACGCCATCGACCTTACCAAGCCGAAGGTCGTGGTGATCCGCGACGAGAAACGCCCCGACGTCTGCAACCGCAAGATGTGGGCAATGCTCAAGGACGTTTCCAACCAGGTGATCTGGTACGGCAAGAAGCTCAGCGACGAGGACTGGAAGTGCCTTTTCAGTGCCTCTCTGGAGAAACAGCGCGCAGAGCCTGGCCTCGACGGTGGCTTCGTTGTGATGGCTGTGTCCACCCGCAAGCAGTCGCAGAAGTGGTTCAGCGATCTGTTCGAGCTGATGCACGCCTTCGGCGCCGAGCACGGCGTGCGCTGGACTGAGCAGGACAAGTGGGGGGGAAGGTACTGATGCGGACTGCCATCAAGGAAGTGAAGCAGAAGACCTGCAAGGGCTGCGGCGACAAATTCCGACCATCACTCTCGACGCAGAAGGCCTGCAGCGTGAAGTGTGCGCTGGAGCTCGCGAAACAGCCGGCGAACCAGAAAACAGCCCGCAGGGCCATCGACCAGCGTGATCGCCGCGAGATCAAAATCCGCAAGGAGAAGCTGAAGAGCAGGGCGGATCACCTGCGCGATACCCAGATAGCTTTCAATGCCTGGATCCGCGAAAGGGACGTCGGTCTCCCGTGTGTCAGCTGTGGGCGTCACCACAACGGTCAATGGCATGCGGGCCACTACCGATCTGTCGGTGGTCACCCAGAGCTGCGCTTCGAGCCGCTCAACGCCGCCCGGCAATGTGCACCCTGCAACACCCACAAGTCAGGCGATCTTGTGAATTACCGGATTGAGCTTGTGCAGCGTATCGGCGCCGAGGCAGTCGAGTGGTTGGAAGGGCCGCATGAGCCAAAGAAATACAGTGTGGACGAACTGAAGGCGATGACCGCCGACTATCGGGCGAAGACCCGCGAACTGAAGAAGGGGGATGCTGCATGAAGATCAATTCAGCGCGCCAGGCTTGGCATGACTGCAAATACAACCCGGCCCCGGGCCAGACCTCCGACGTCGTCCAACTCGGCGTAGTGGTGCAGAACACCGAGCGCGGCCCGACAGCAAGCCATGCGGTGCACGGTGCACTGGCTGGGCACATCCAGTCGGCGATCGCGCGCCTGCATCCGCAGATCCGTGTTTTCGGTGACTTCATGTATGCGGCCGAGCAGAGCGACGATGTCCGCGAGGCGGCGGAGGAGGTCGTGTTTCTGCTAGTGCAAAACCGATCGCCACGAATGACTGCGGCGAAGCGGGAAAAGCTGGGATACGTGGTGAAGGGGGTCATGCGCCGGTACCGGTACATGCACCAAGGCGGACAATCGTCCAACGAGGACCCGCTGGCCAACGCTGAAAAATTTCGGGCTTGGATGTGGCAGGTCTACGAGGTACGTCTCGAGTCATGTGCCTGGTCTAGAGACTGGGAGCCTTATATCCAAAGAACATTCGAGTGCTGCGAGGATCTTGATAGGATGGCGCTGAGTCCAGTTGCAGCGGCTATCTATCAGATGAACAAGGCGGCGTAATACATGGCTGAACCAATAACTACAGTCATTGAAACCTGGGATATCGTGAAAATCGCCCTTGGGAGCGGCACCACGGCGGCGGTGGTCGGAGGGGTGTTCCAATGGCTCAGGGACTTGCACGGGAAAAAACGCGAGGAGGCTAGGAGTGCAAGGATCGATGCCGTGCAGTTGATTACAAAGCTTGATCTTCTGGCCATGAATTGCGCCAGGGTCTACTGGAGGTTTAATGACGAAATGGACAACTACAAAGCCAGTGCCTGGGGTAGCAATTCATATCCTTCTTGCGAGAGGCCGCACAGCGATATCTCTGCTTTAGAGTTAGCGCGAATCGATCAGGAAATCGCCGCGCGCATAGCTTGGCTGGACAATGAGTTTAGGTTAGGGGCGGAGATGATCAGCATGAAGCTCGGCGGCAACGGACTTCCCCCAGATATCGAGGAAGCGCTTGCCGACCTGGTTGGACATTACGGGTTCCAAGCCACGAAAATAGCAGAAAGTCTAAGAACAAAGTATTCGATACCTGGTGAGGAGTTGGTTCTGAAAATGCGAGGAAGGGTTGTAAATACCGCACTGGAATCTGCTTCAGATAAGGTCCGAAAATTTTTAGTGACTGTTGATTGACTTCCCGCACGGCTGACGGCATTATTTCGCCATAGTTAGTATTTTGCCTACGGCAAGTTGCTAAAGAACCCGGCCACCGCGCCGGGTTTTTTGTGTCCTGAATTCAACCTGCTGGCGGTGCGCATGAGACTGAAGGCCAAAAGCAATCTGCTGGAGCGCGCCAGAACAGCTTGGGAGGCGGTCGCACGCCAAGTCGGCGAGACCGACTTCTCGCGTCATCCGCGCACCGGCGAGTATCTGCATCCCGGTGTCGCCATGGGGTGGCGCATCCACAAGAAGAATCTGAAGGCTCACCTGTAGCCAGGACAGCCCTCGGGAAGGCCTGGGCGTCGATAGCCGGACAGTGCGACGTACGGAATCAACACCGGCAGCCCGCGCACTCCGAGCTCACATTGCTTTCGGGGTGGCGTGAGCCTGCATCAGCAAGATCGAATCAAGGCGCGCCGATGCTGAGAGAGCCCTTTGCAGCCGACTCAGAAGGAAATGCTCGCAAGCAGCGGGGCTTCGAAATTTGTTTTTAAAGAATAAAAAAATAGAACACCTACTGGTTCGGACGTTGGAGGTGAGGCATGATTCCGCCATCAGTCCTGTCGAAATATAGTAGGAAGCTCAAGATGGCATGGGTAAAGCCAGCATTCAGCAAGGAACGCGTAAAAAAAGCGGGAATGACCCTCATTAGCGATGATTACGAGTTCGAAGAGGTGGAACAGGCGCTTGAGGTGCTCAACAATTGGCGCTCAATTCATAGCTACCCCGTCAACACTTTCCAAGCTAGTCTGCGGGCAAAGCTCAATAAGTTGAATTTGGACGCTACGGTCGCGCAGAGATTAAAGCGTATTCCTTCTATACTCGCAAAGCTTCATCGATTTCCAAAGATGAGTCTTTCGCGCATGCAAGATATCGGCGGCCTGAGAGCTGTAGTTGAAACTACCGACGCGATATACAAGTTGTGGAATTCCTATAAAGACAGTAAGTTCGATCATGTCTTGGTTTCCGAGTACGACTATATCGCTGAGCCGAAGTCGTCGGGGTATCGGGGTATTCACCTTGTTTACAAATATAACAATCGTAAGGGCGATGGCCCATACTACGAAGGCCTTCAGCTTGAGATTCAAATACGCAATCGACTTCAGCATTCTTGGGCAACCGCGGTGGAAACTGCAGGGGTGTTCCTAGAGCAAGCGCTGAAATCTAGCATTGGTAATGAGAAGTGGCTCGAATTCTTTACCTATGCATCATCATCATTTGCAGTATTAGAAAAGCTCCCTGTCTTTATTGGGCATCGCGAAATGACCAATGAAGAAATTTTCGATAAAACTTTGGAACTCGAAGCAGAGCTAGAGGTAATTTCAAAGCTGGAAATGTATAAGGCAGTGGTAGAAGTTCCAAAGGATGTTCAAGGTAAAGCGCACTACTTTTTGATGGAGCTGCAGCCTAAAAGCAACCAGATTGAAATCACAGGTTATGCGCGAGCGGAGCTTGTAAAGGCGACTGAGGATTACCTAGAGGCGGAAAAGACAGCTAAAGGTTCGCCTGAAATTCAAATTGTACTTGTTGCTGCTCAATCTTTGGAGTCGCTAAAAAAAGCTTATCCGAACTACTTTTTGGATACTAAGCATTTCGTAGAAAACCTTCGAAAAATTCGGTCGATGAGGCTTAAGACTTTGACCGCCGCCGTTTAATATCCTGCCAATTAAAAAGGCCCGCCATTGAGCGGGCTTTTTTATTACTAACTCCCCGAGGGGAGGACTGAGATGCCAAACATGCCAGACAAACCAGACACCTGGGCGATAGCGCTTGCCTGGTTGAGCCAACATTCGCCGATTCTCTATGCGGCTGCGCTGTCCTGCGCGATGGCGGTATTACGAATTACATACGGTGGCGGTACCCGTCGCCAGATGCTGGTGGAAGGCGCCATCTGCGGCGGCCTGACACTTACCATCATCAGCGGCTTGGACTTCTTCGGCCTGCCACAGAGCATGGCCACCTTTGCCGGTGGCTGGGTTGGCTTCCTGGGTGTGGAGAAGATCCGCAACATTGCGGACCGGGTGACTGACTTCAAGTTGCCTAGCCGCAAGCCGGAGTAGGCCGGGCCATCATAAGAGCCTCTATGCTTCGATTTGCTCGGGGCAGGTCAGTCGTTCATTCAGCTCTTGGCAATGAGTTTCTGCCTGCGCGGCCTGAAGGAAGTTCTGATTGATCGCCTGGCCTGTTCGGACATCGACGATTCGATAGTAGAAGCCGTTCAAAACGCCGTTGGCCGGTCTCTTTTGCACGATGAACACTTCTTCCATGGATACACCCCCTCGAGTCAATTCCTACACCCTAGTAGGTGAGAGCTCATTTTCCAACTAAACGGATGAGTGGGGCTCCAACCAACTGATTGAGCAGCACCTCATCGCGACACGTTTTGCGAGTCAGCAAATTGTGTCGCGACACTGGAGCCCGTATGACCAACGTCACCCGCCTGCGCCACGCGCTGCCGCTCAGCCAGGACATCAACAAGGCATTGATCGATCTGGATAGCGCGATCGCCAAGGCCATCGACGCCGCCAAGGCTGCTGGACTTCCACAAGGACTGATTGTCGCCGAGCTGCACGGTCATGCCTACGCCTACGCTCACGCCCACGCACAGTGCGCCGATGGCTTGAAGAACACGACAGTTACCCATATGTTCTTTATGGCATTTCGCCATAGGGAGAGTGACATGGACCGGTTACAACTGTTGATCTTGAAAAAGCAGTACGAAATTCTTGCTCTACTCGAACCGAAAAATCGCGATCACCATCTCGCGCTCAAAGCCATTGATCGCGGCTATGAGTTTGAAATCCAAACCTTGATGGAACGAGCTTCGGTAGAGCCTGTATCGATGTCTGAATGTCAGGAAGTCAGAAGTATTCTGGATATGTTCCGCAATTTGCAGAACAGCTTGCGAAAACACGGCGCGGATGAAGAGTTGACCAAATCGGCGCTTTTCCCTGGTTTTGACGGCAATGAAGAGCCGGCACATCACTCCTACGCGTTGTATTTGCTGGAGGATCAGGGGCTCTGGCAGGGGCTGACAAACCGAGAAGGTACTTGGAACTCCCATTACCCAACACTTGACGGGTATCGAGCGATGCTTGCCGAGTATCAGAACATTGGCGGTTTCCCGCATTCAATTAAAGAGGTAGAGCGAGTACTGGCCGCTCGCCTGGAAAGATAAAAGACGCTCCATCACACTTAAGCAACCCGACGGGGAGGCAATCGAACGCGCCTCTGTCGGGCTGCGTTCATTCACCTACGGGCTGAGGTGTTTGAAGAGGCACGGACCAACAGGTTGACCATAGGCTGCGCATTCGGCGTGGATTTCGGTTAAGCCCTGTACGAAGCTTCCAACACACAGCCCCAAAAGTGCCGCAATGACAACATAAGCCCACACACGATCAGTAGGTATCGGCTGGCGTTTCATCCACGAATCTGCACACCTTGCTGCGTAAAACAGAAAATACAGCGCAATCAGCGCAACGACGCCGATTGCCGAGTAAAAACCCAGCGAAAAGATACTGAGCGGTTTAAGAAACTCCATTGCACATCTCCTTTTTAAAGTGCGGCTCGATTGAAGCACTCTTACAGCACGCTCGCCACTCAACTGCGTGTAGTTTCTAACGCTAGTGTGGCCAGGTCACAGGGCGCACTCCAAATGCACAGGCCATTGCCTCCATCATCGCTGCTTGAACTGTCCGATCTATCCGTTTCCGGTATCCGCCTGATTCCGGCTCCCGAAGTCTGGCAATGGCTCCAAGCCGAAATCCTCGCCGACACAGGCAGCATCCACAACGAAGAGCATGCCCATCTGATCGATGCGGACATCCGTGTGATGTGGGCGTCTGCTGCCTTCACGAAGAAGGGGCGCACGGTGGTGGGCCAGGCTGAGCAGGTGGCGTTTCGCGCGGGTGGTTGGCAAAAGGCCCGGATGGAGCAGCAGATGCGTGATTGGTTCGGCGACGTGCCGGCCTACATCATCACCTTGGCTGCCGATTACTGCGCCGACTGTTCCGACGCTGACTTCTGCGCTTTGGTCGAACATGAGTTGTTCCATATCGCCCAGGCGAAGGATCAGTACGGCGCACCCAAGTTCACCCAGGATGGATTGCCCAAACTTGAGATGCGCGGACACGACGTTGAAGAGTTCGTCGGTGTGGTGCGTCGGTATGGGGCGAGTCCTCAAGTGCAAGAGCTGGTAGACGCTGCAAACAATCCTGCTGAGGTGGGGAAATTGAACATATCGAGGGCCTGCGGAACCTGTCTGCTCAAGTCGGCCTGATTCTGGACAGGCTCTGGACGGATGAAAATCTATGGCAGCCCTTCAAAACGACGTGAAGGCCTTTATCGTTCAGGCCTTGGCG